CACGCAAACCTAAAAAACCTTTGCGTATTACAAAGACTTATAGAAATGCACTATTGACTTATGAAAGAAATAGGCGTAAATGGTCTACGGCCTACGCATGGTGTCATAAACGAAATATGAAGTTTGTAATACTTACCGAAGATACACTAAAGACTTTTTAAAAATTGTCTTCTATCTTTAAATGGTATTTTAAATTTAGGGTAATCAAATTGTAGTGATGTGCCTTCTACAAACTTATAATATATGTTAGGGTAGTCTATAATATCCACGATACAAAATATCTTGCCATCAATATACTCGTATGCTTTTTCCTCTTCTAGTTTTCTACCTGCACCTATCATATAACTAGGCATGAAATTGCAACCACCTTTTGTAAAACTTTTTACTTCTACTTTTCGTTTCTTTTCAAAGTCCCATAGGTCATATTCTACCGTATCGCTGTCCATAAGTTTGTCATAGTTTCTTGCCAACCATAACTCTATAAACCTTGATATAGTGCTACCATTTAGAAATGCTTTGAGTAATGACACCTCGTCTAGGTTGTCAAACTTTACATCTTCAAATCTCTTGTGATATGTTTTGTTGAGTTCGTATAACATGATAAAGTAGGGTGCCCGAAGGCACCCCATATTGAGAAAGTGAGAGAGATAGATTACGAATCGTCTTCAGCTAATTTACTAAAATACGACAGGTCATCGCTGTCGTTAGACGATTCAACTTTCTCCACAGATCCGTTAGATACTGGTATGCTATCACTAGCAGGTGGGAGATCAATATCTGCAACAGATTCCGTGCTTCTTTGTCCTGTAAGAGTCTTATTCAGTTTCTCTTTGAGTTCGTCATAAGACTTAAAATTACTAGGATCAATGAAGGGTTTTAGAGCATACTGAGCAGACCAAACTTTTTGTATCTCCTCGTCAGTATCTTTTAACTTACTGATCGGCTCAAATTCTGATTTATCATAATTCCAATAACCGTCAACCTTTCTGATCTTTAGTTTAAAGTTTGCACCTTCCCAAAAATCAAATGGGTTAACTGCCTTTTCATCTTCAAAAGCAGGATTCATTGCTTCGGTAATCTTATCAAATATCTTTTTACCAAACTTGAATAAGAATACTTTGCCTTCATTCTCTGGATGTTTAGGATCACTTACAACAAAGATATTAGAATAATATTGTAATTTTCTTTTTCTCTTTCTTGCAATTTCTTTATCGGCTTCTATGCCTGTATTCCACAACCTTGTGTTTTCTTCACTAACAGGATCCTTTTTGTTTAGTGTAGTTAAAGAGTTCTCAATATACCATTGACCACCTGGTCCTTGAAACGCATGGTGCCAGACTCTTTGCCATGGCATATCTTCACCTTCAATAGCAGGCAAAAATCTGATTACAGCGTAACCATTGCCAGACTTATCTAGTTCAGGTTTCCATAACCTATCGTCTTGGTATTTGTTTTTCTTTTCGGGTTGTTCTATTGTGTTTTCTAACTTCTTTGTTAGAGCGTCAAAATTAGACTTTGACTTTTTTAGGGCTTCTAATGCACTTGACATTGTATTTTCTCCTTGTATATATTTGTGTACGTATTTGTATTAATGTAAGTATTACTATTATTTATACTGGCAACATACTCAACCATTATAATATTCTATCACCATTTACTGATATTGTCAAGCAGCTGTGCTTGAGTAATATATGTTAAATTCTTCTCGTTTCCTAGTAGTTTTTGATTAGTTGTATTGTTATCATCTGCCTTATTTACCTTGTAAAATGACACGTTAGGGTTGTCTTTCAATACTCGTAACCACTCTGCTTCCCATATGCCTGTAGGGCTGGGTTCATAGTGTGCTGATGAGTAGTTATGAGTACCTTTGTAGATGTTATTATATAACTTCGTATCTGATCTTAAATCCATACCTATCATATACACCTCATCAAGTTCACTATATTTACATGCAATATGTCCTGCTGTTGCACCAGCATGATAGCCTGGGTCTTCCCATTCTTGTGTCTTATCGCCGTCTGTTATCCAAGATACATAAATGTGGGTGTTGTCAACATCTTTCTTATACTTCGTGCCGTCTTCTTTTCTTATTGTTGCCTCACCTTTGATTGTATGAGCATTCATAACAAAGTAATCGCCAATAGGCAATGCACTATCGCCATTTGTTATAAACTTATCCTCTTTTTGTTTACCTTGTGTAGATAAAAACCCAGCCTTCATAGTCTGGTACATAAAGTTAGGACATTTAGTCCACTCTCTAAAGTAGCAAGGTATCTTATGAGCAATACCCTTGTGATATATTTCGTGTGTCATTGTGCTGTCAACAGCAATCAATACATCTGGTAGAGGATTATCTCTATAATAAGCATTACAGGCATATATCTTACCATATTTTTTTAATGTTGTCAAGTCAAAGTTCTTACGTGACTCACCATTACCTATAATAAATGCTCTTCTTTTCATAATTTTACCTGCTCTTGGCCATCTTTCATCAGCAGTAGGAAATCTATCTGCTTTGTTTCTTCTGGATTGTTCTAACCCTATTCTTAATATTTCTTCCTCTTTAGGCCATTCTTCATCAAAATATTTAGCCATAATAATAATTCAATATACCCATAGAATATATTGCAAGTGATATAGCATTCAACACGATTAAGGACCTGTCATGCCATAGCATACCTACAATTAACCAACCTATAAAACCTATGTTTGCAATAAACATGTTTAAAGGAAACAATTCTACTGCTGTAAACATCATAGCAATAATAAGTGTAATACTACTTGCCCACTTGATGTACCATGACAAGTCACCTCTAGGCGTAACCTTCTTATAAACTCTGCTTGAGTTTAGTTTAGCGATCTTCTCATCTAGTTTTTCTTTTATAGGTTCTATTGTCATTTCCTTTTCTTTTTAGTTATGTGTTTGTAGTCTAGGTATTGTGAGCACCATTCATAAAAACTATCATTATTAGCAGGCCAACATTCTGCAAATGCTTTATCTTTACGGTGTTTTCTATATTCATCTCGTACTTCTTGCTCTGTTAATTTACCCTCTTCCATCTAACTCCTTCAAATTATTTTCTTTCCATTCTTTAGTTGTATCAGGATGATCCCATTTATCTATTTCTTCTTGTGTTCTACTACAACCCATGCAATAACCACTATCTGTATCAATTGTACATATGTTTATGCACGGCGTAGGTACATAGTCATCGCTCATACAAATACCTCTTTCATAATAAACTTACATTTAGTAAGGTTAAACTTGATAAAAGGTGATAATTTCTTTATTTTAAACGATTTTTCAGGCCAGATAATCGTTTCGGCAATGTCTTTATCCCATCTCTTAATAAAAGATAGAACCTTATCCAAGATGATGATTGTTTGTACTGATATTTTTTCAGATAGAAGTAGTCGTAGCAATCGTGGATGTTGCCCATTATGTACACGAAACACATCATCAAACCGAATAGAGTTATCATTGATAACATTACTAAGCAATACGCAATCGCTCCTAAAATTGTATGTAAAAGATTGATTATATTTCTTCCACTTGTTGTAAGTATGTTCTCCATCTGCTCTAACTAAATTGCCTATCCATGTTTTTGAATTATGGAAGAAGTTACATACAAAATAATCTAGCATTTCTTCCTTGTTATATTTAGTTGTAAGTTTATGAAAAAAGAACCTGTCATTACGTTTTAAAAATGTGTTAAATGATGAATTAACTTTGGCATTGTGCCTGTAAAAATCATAATTATCGGAAGTGAAGTGTAGTTTAATAGCCAAATATAATGTATATGCTTCATAACTATTCATATAGGTAAAACTGCTGTACTTGATCGTTCAACCAAGTTCAGTTTTTCTGCCTCTTCTTTTATCTTCTCTTTTAGTGACTTGTTTATTAAAGGACCTACAGACGCTGTATCAATATCATTTTCTTCACAATATTTTAACACGGCATCCATGTAGGACATTCGTTTTTCTTTTACTATTGCTTCTATTATTTGAGCAAACTTTTTACTATTCATTAACATTAGAATTTTCTTACTATGTGTTTTCTCAATGCTCTTGTTAGTTCTTCAATCTTATCTATTATTGAAATCAGACTCGGGTCTGTTATGTATGTTTGTTCTGCTTTTAGTTTATCATACTCACGCAATGGTATAGTTACCATAGATTGCTCATTTTCATAAGTCATATCTTGGTCGTGGGTATCTCTGCCATGTGGCATACTTTCATCGCTCATAATTTATCCTCACTTTATTAATATATTATATCAGATATATCTATTTTGTCAAGCTTTAAACTTTATCACCAGGTTTTTGTAAATTAAAACTTCTATACATCATACAAGTTTCGTGTCCCGTAGGTGAGGTGATGGCGGCAATAGATTGATCGCCTTTCTCGTTTAAATAATATGC